CTCCCATGTTACTCTCCTCTTAGGATTATTTAATTTTAATATAATCTAATAAACTATTTATATTTATACAGATTTCTATTATATTTTAGACAGTTTATCAAGAAAACTACTGAAAACTGCAATTTTAGCTTCTTCTAGATCTCTCTGATTAGCTCCATTAATTATTGCTTGACTTTCCTCAATATCTTGTTCTGTCCACTTACCATTAACAAAAACCCATTCCCTTCCTTCCATAATACCGGATACAAAAGCGTCTGGAGCGCTAGGATCTGCAACAATATCTGCTGCCGTGGCAAGCATAAAGTCATCTTGTACTTCATTAATGCCATTTCTCTCTTTTAAAGAGCCCAATCCTCTTGAGCTTACTCCAAGTTGAGCGCCTTCGCTAATAAGTTCTTTTACAATACGCCCCATAGGCGTATCCATTACTTTGGCACGACCAATCCAATTGGTGCCGTCTTCTTTTAAAGATGTAATCATGTGAGATACTCTGTCTAAGTTTACTGTAGGACCTTCTGGGTGTCCTAACTCTCCGTAAGCTCGTTTTGTTTTAACAGACTCTTCTACATATCTGTTAACTTCTCTCTGCATGATCTCTCTAGGATAGACTCTGCCGTTTTTATTTTTTAAATCAGATTGTAAGAACACACCTTCAATATAAACATTAGGTTTATTAGGGTCCTTAGTTTCTTCTGTGAGGTAATTAATACTCTCGTTAAATTCTTTAATAAGTCTCATTTGTTTCTCCGTTACCCTAGACTTCCACCGTCATAAACACTACCTGAATCGTTGGTGTCTAGTGGTGCGTCTTGGTGTTGTTGTGAGCCATATCCAGAAACTTTAGCACAATCTACTATAACAGTTCCGCCAGCTCCGCCGGCTATAACTACTTCTATATCTGATGTGTTTTCTGAATTGTCTGCAAAACCGTAAAATTCCGTGTTTCCACTTTCCATAAGTTCGTAGAGTACGACGGAGTTGCGTTGAACCTTAGCACTAGCCCCGCTAGATAAGGTCCAATGAAGTCCTTTTATATTCACTGCTGGGGAGCTTTGTGTCTCAGTAGATTTCTTTAGTGTTGTAGCTAAAGTAATTGTTCCTGTTGCGCCAGTCCCCCTAACAGATACTACACCCTGGACTTGGGTTAGTTTTAAGTTATTTACTGTGACTGCCATGTGATTTCCTTTAAATTAGATTAATATGATTTTTTCTTGTGGTTCATGTGTGGGCCTTCTTCTAAGATCTCCACATTAGGATCATTCACTTCAACTGTTTCTATACCGTGTTCAAACATTACTTTATACCAAGAGACTGTTCCGTCTACTGGTTCTGCATGTTCACCAATAATAGGTGTACCTTCGTTCCATTCTTTGTGCATAATTTTTGATGCACATAAATGTTTATCTCCATCCAGTGAGCCTTTAGCTACACCGTCAACAGGACTTTCGGTAAGTGTCCCGTTTCTAAAATCTTTAAATGTCTTCGCCATTTGTTTCTCCTGCTACAGGCATGCCTGTTGTTTGGTCTATATCCACAAGTGCGTCGTCTAAACTAACACCTTGTGGTTCCATGTTAGGATCAACCACATGCTTGTTAAAAACATCTTGTGCCTTCTCCTGCCTTAATGTATCTAAAGCTTCACCTGTTCGTGCTTGCATTATATCATTAAAGTTCTGCTGTACATCTGATGCTTTATTAGCGATCATATTGTCTAACATATCTGAAATTGCTTTATCTGCCATTATTTATACTCCTATTGGTCTGGACCTGGCTCTGGGTTTCCTTCGCCTGGTACATCATTACTTATATTACCTTCAGGTGCTGGTTGATCTCCCTGTACCTGTTGGAGAGGACTCCATTGATATTGTCTACTGTATTGTGGCTCTGCCATAATCTCAGTTTCTATTGTATCAATCTCCTCGTCTGTTAACATTAACACATTCTTCTGTATGTAACGCTTACTGAAAAATGTTCCTATATAAGCTGCAAGACCATTTAATACTTCTACTCTACTTCTAAGAATTTCTTGTTCCTTAGACTCTGTGTAGTAAGCATCTGTGGCAAATTCAAATTCTATATCGTCTTTGATACCTTGCCAATCGTCTTCAGTTAAAACACCTTTTAGTAAGAGCTGCGTCTTCAAAAGATCGCCTAACATAACCGAGAACTTTCTTCTTAACTTGATGATGAATTTTGTAAACTTCATCTCGTCTCGATTTATCTCAGCTGCTCTACCAAAATTAAGTCCAGCCTGTTGTTCTAATCTCGATACAGGAATGTTTAAGGATTGATACAATTTCCGTTGAAAGTATTCAACGTCTTCAATTTGCCCTAGGTTCGCACCTGCTGGCAAAGTATCAATGCTTGTTCCTGTCCCGCCTTCTCTTCTGGGTAACCAAAAGTCTTCCAACATAGACATAAACTTCTTATCATCTCGGATCTCGCCTGTGTTAGCATCATATACTAACTTGTTTCTATAACGATCCATGATGTCTTTCATGTATTGTTCTGCCTTCATCTTAGGAAGGTTACCAACATCTACATAAAATATTCTTCTTTCTGGAGCTCTTGTAATACGGTAAATTACTACTGCGTTCTCCATCATTCTTAATTGGTTTGCTGGCCTAATAGCCTTATGTAAATATGATAATGCTATATTCTTATCATGATCTACCAAACCACTTGGTGCGTATGCTATAGCGTCTTTTGTTATCTTCAACCCTTGTTGATTTTCAGGTGCTACATATGCGCCTGGTTTAGTAGTAACTCCTTTATCATTATAGATAAAGAACTCATCTACCTTAGTAACAAACATAACGCCTGAAGGATTCTTTTCCTTCTTGACTTCACGCACTTTCCTAATTTTTCTAGGATCGATATATCTAATATCTTTAATACCCTGTTTAGGGTTTTCCATATCTATTACTTTATGGAAAAAGATCTTACCGTCGATATACCATCTTCTATAATAATCCTGGGCTCTATCTTTAAAGTCCATCATATTTTTAATTAATTCAAATTCTGCTTGGATTGATTTCCTGACTGCAGACGATAAGTCTACATCGTCTAAGTTAAGTTCGACGGGGCTCTCATTTTCTAACTGTGCAATAGACTCATTAATAATGTCTTCTACTGCTGTATCAACATCTGCCATACCGGCTATGTCTCGATACCTTTTAATCAATTCCGATTCTGTTTGGGCTACACCTTCAAGGTCCATATAGGTACCATAGTACCCACCCGCTCGAATCGACTCTATTGAGCCGTCATCTGAAGGGGCAACAAACGATTTCTCGTTTGCTGCGTTATCCTTCCGCTTAATTTCAAATCCAAATAAATCCATAATTTTATATCCTTTTCTCGGTTCCCATTTTAGGGACTACCTTAGAAATTATTGTAATGTTGATATTGGAATGTAACTGTAAATTCCTCAATAATATCGTTCTGTGCATATTGTAATGCTACTTCTGACATATTAATTGGGAAAGCATCCTCAAGAACATAAGTTCCTTTGGTAATTGTACTTCCATTTCTATCTAAATGATTAACTGTAATCTCTCCGTAGTACTCTGAAGGTTGGACTTCACCGGCATTAGTTGCCTTGTTATTAATTTTTTCCATCCACTCTTCCATCGCAGTTCTTAATGATTGTTTAGTATCATTAATAATGGTTATTGTAAAAGGATCAAAAATCCTTTCACCTGCCATTTTTACTTCCCTGCCTCTGTATTGAGTAATTACTGGGTTAACAGTAGAAGCTGGTATAGCCGCTCCACTTACTAGCAATCTAGCATCTGGTGTTGGTACGCTGGTTACTACTGATGGCCAAGCAAAAAGAATCTCAAACTGATTGGGACGAGCACCGCCTCCAGCTAGTTGTTGTTTAAAGTTTGATATTGACATTTGTTTCTCCTTAGTCTAATATTTATAAGTTACGCGCCGACTTCTTCGAACTCAACGCCTGTTCTTGTTGCTACAAAGTTGAGGGTTATAAAGTTAATACTTCTAGTAGGTTTGATAAAGATATCAGCTACGAACTGATTGCTATCAACAACCTGTCCTGTATTATTACTCTCATCACACACTACTTTAAAGTCGTGTATGCCTCTTCCGCCTTGAACATTTCTTAAGAAAGGTTTAACAATGTTTACAAACTGGTTCCTAGTAAACGCATCATTGAATTCAAACAATTGATACTTAGCTGAGGTTGCAATTGCTTTTTCTAAAACAATAAACAATCTTCTTACATTAATTCTATCAAAAGCACTAGGTTGTGCAAGTAATGTTTTGTCTCCAAACAATATAATGCCATTTCCTGGTGAATTAATTACTGGGTTTACACCGATTTTATATAAGTTGTCTCTATTTGCTTTGTTAGGACTCCAAGCCAATTTAACTGCGTTTCTAATTTGTCCACGGTTAAAGCCTGCTGGTGAGTACCAAGCCTCTCTGTCTAGATCTGTTGCTACACAAAGTCCTGCTGTATCTCCGTTTAATGGTACCCAACGGTATACATCGTTGTAACGGTCATACATATATTTCCAGTTACTATCCATAAAACTGTAAGATGTAGCTGCTAACAAACCTTTGTCTGCTGTAATTGATGTTTCTTCACTACCTGCATTGTTTACACATGATGCAAACTGTGGTGAGTGGAATGAAATACAATCTTTTCTTGTTTTAGCAATGTTATCTTGTACAAATTTCTGATCAGTAGTACCGATAGAACCTGTAATAAGTAATGAAACATCAGTCTGTTCTGCATCTGAGAACAATGTCCAAGATGTTTGTATATCGCCTGAGTCAGGACTATCTGAAACTCCACCTGTTAGTGAACAATAGCCTTCTGCTGTTGTGAATCCACTTGTATATGCAGTACCTGTTTTACCTGTACCCCAAGTGCTGTCGCCTGCTGGATGGTCTGTCCAATAAATGTATTTAGATTGTGAGTTAATTACGTCTTTGTAGAATAATGAACCACCTTCTAATGCTTTAGCATCTGATGCTTTTGAAACTGCCTCGAATCTTTCAAGAACTGTTCCTATTGTACCTGAAAACAATCCGTCTTCATCTACTACAATAACATGCATCTGATCGTTTGATCCGCCTGCTTGTAATACATCAATTGATGTTAAAGGTGCTTGATCAAATTCTCCTTTATAAGCCCAATCTGTAGCTAAGACTGCTGTAGCTGTTGCTCCAGAACCGCCTCCGCCTGTGAATGAGATTGTTGGTGCTGCAACATATCCATTACCTGGATTAGTAATAGTGATTGCTGTAACAGCTCCACTGCTTATTGTTGCTGTACCTGTAGCTGTAACACCTGCGCCTGGAGCTGTAAATTCGACTGTAGGAGCACTAGTATAACTAGAACCTCCTGCTGTAACAGTAACAGAAGCTACTGAATTAGTGTCAAAGTTTGAGCTGTCAGCGAATGAGACTCTTAGACTGTTGCCTAAAACTCCTGGGTATTTAGCTGCCCACATTCCGTTGGTGCCTGCACCAGTAGAATGATTGTTGAAATAGTCTTCGCTATTAGATATAAGAACAGCTGTACCACTTTGTACTGCGTTAGTTGCTGTTGTTACGTCTAATGATCTGACTACTTTTAAGTTGTTTCCATAAGCCAAGAATGACGCTGCTGTAAGGAAATCCTTAGCTGTTGTGTCATTAGGCTTTCCGAATCTAGCGACTAAGTCGTTCTCGGAACTAATTGTTGTGATCTCGTCTGCAGGTCCCCATGCGAAGTCACCAACAAAAGCACCCGTTGTGGTTGCTACTGATGGTACTACACTAGTTAAATCTGTTTCTTTTACAAGAACACCTGGTGATAGCTGAAATGCCATGTTTTTCTCCTCGGTTTATATTATCTTATGTTAAATTTAATGACACAAGTTTTATTATCATCCAACTATTTATACATCATAAAAGTTCTAAATTACATTTTGTAATTACAGTTATTTATAGTGTAATTACATTATCTATTAATTAGATTCTTTAGTTTTTGTTGTAAATTTGCTGGATTGTACTCATCTTCTAATAACCAAACATCATCTCCTATGACTTCAAACTCTGGTTCTTGTCCATCGAATCGTATATAAGGAGTTAGATTACTTTCTATCTCTCCCATTTGTTGTCCGTATAAACCTTCTCTAACATTAACATCTGTCATGTCTTTAAAGAATGTCTGACTAGATAACCAGCCAAACAAGACCATGCACATAACTAAATCATCGTGATAACCCTCATCTGCTTGATAAGAATTAGCTTTCTCAATAAAAGTTGATATCTCATGTATAATATGTTCATCAAATATTAGTAATTTTTGTTCTTCTAGTAGTGATTTGAATGTAAAACACCCTTGTCTTTTAACTGCTTTGGAAGTATTAACACCTAATTTGGTTGCTTTACCAAAGCCTGGACTAACATACTGTCTTTGCTGTTCAGTAACCGTAGTAAGAATATTCTCATACTCTACCTCTTGGTGTAGTATTTCTACTACTTGTTGTCCTATATCATTTACTTCTACTAATATAAATGCGTTGTTGTAATCTCTACCTACTTTCCCTATAACATCTGGGAATAACATAGGTGCTATTGTGTTGTCTCTATACTTTGCTACTACCTTGTATGGCATAGCTGTAATGTCTACTACTACAAAAGCAGAGAAGTCTCCACCTATACCTCTGGCAGTATCACATGCCATTGCGTAGTATCTACCTTCCTGTGGAGCTTCATATATATCTAAGCCATTGTTAGTATACTCTGGTTCCTTTGTACTTAATCTACCTATAGTTGTAGCATTAATTAAAGTATTTGTAGAACCTAGGAACTCGCACATAACCTCCTGGTTAAATTTAACTTCACCTAAGAGTCCTTTTTGTTCTTCTAACCACTTCTCATCTCTTCCTGGGATCTCATAGTAAGGTATGAACATGTGTTCAAAGCCATTTTGTTTCTTTTCTGCCTCATTCCAAAACTTCCAGAAGTGATTATAACCTAGTGGTGTAGATGTAAGTAGGATCTTTGTTGTTTCACCAGCTGAGATAGTAGGATAAACGGAAGTAAAGAACTCGTCTGCTATGTTGTTGGGTATGATTGCTGCCTCATCAATGTACAACCAGTTAACTGATTTACCACGAATGGCGGATGCTGTTGTAGCTGCTGAGAGTACTTTACTATTGTTCTCTAATTCTACATCACCCTTGTTCCATACTCTAACACCCTGTTGCATCCACAGAGGTAAGTTCTCATACATAATTTGGTATCTGTTTAATACTTCCCTAGCTGCTGAGGCTTTGTTAGCCATAATAGCTACTGTTTTATCTTCTTGGAATATTGTATAGTGTAATATACACGCAGCTGCTGTTACTGTTTTACCTTGTTGTCTGCCTTCCATTAAAATTACTTTTCTCTCATTCATTATGAGATCTACTTTGCCTTTCTGACATTCAAATAATTTAAATGGTTGTAATCCTTTGTCTAGTGTAACGATCTTTACATAGTTTTCTATAAAATACTTAGGATCTTTTTGACATTTTACATACTCTGATATTTCTTCTGCTGTAAAATCATGCTGATATGCTAAAGGTTTAAGATTAGGATTACCATGATAAGATGTTTGTTCCACTATTCTACTTCGCCTTCTATAATGTCTTTAGCTTGTTCGCCTTTTAATGCCTTTAATAATTCTTTTGTACTACCTACGAACATGTTGTTCTGTGTTGTAATTTGTTTACCCTTAGGATCAACACCAGATATGCGCTTAGATTTTTCTTGTATCTCTAGCATATCTTTAGCTGTGTCCTGTAAGTTTTTAATTAATCCGCCGGCTACTTCATAAGCACGGGGTTGATCTGAGTTTCTGGCAATGTGTAGTATGCCTTCGATAGCCTCAGCATTGTATGCCTCAGCCTGTTTAAGAATACTTCTAGCGTATTGAAGATCTTCTTCTTGTTGTTTTGCGTGTAGTTTTTCTTTATCTGAGTCTGACATGTCTACGGCTGGTAGTTGTCTTGCCTCTTCGACTTTTTTAAGATTAGATTCTAATGCTTTTGTTACTTCTTTTGTATTAAAAGTTTTATCTAATTCTTCAAATCCACTATTCTTCGTAGTTTTCATCAAATTCCTCCAAGAATGTATACGAGTCAGCCGGTGTGGCTGATAAAGGATTAACACTTGCTGTTACAGTTCCTTTATTATTTCCAGTTTTACTGAGACTAAATGGTGTTAATTCGTTACCGTCTTCATTAAATATATTTGCAATAGCAGTTTTAATTACTTCTGCATTACTTACATGGCTATAAAAATTAAGTCTCATAGTAAAGTTAAGTGTCCAAACGACACTAAGTCTGTTGGCGTATTCGCCTTCGTATTCATCTTCATAACTAACATTATCTAATGTGATTTTTAAGTCTCTTTTAATCCCCATTGTAGGGAGATCATTAATTGTAATATTAAAATCAGGATTAAAATAAGGAAGTACTTGTTCCAGTATCTGTAATCCATCATCTTGGTTCTTCGCAAATATATATAATGCTAAATCCATGTTCCATGGCGCCGATGCAAATACTTGTCTTACTGTATTAGAATCATCTCCTGTTCCTACTACTTTTGTCTTTTGTATAGGTCCTACTTTTCTGGCAGGGTCGTAGTTTAAACCGTTAATTTCAAAACCCATTCTAGGTAGTGTTAACGCTACTTCGCCTCTAGTAGTTGTATCTGTTACCCTTGCTATTCTAGTCATAAACTTTTGTTTTGTAGAATAAGATAAAGGGACTCTTAGTGCTTGTGTAACTGCACCTGCTGAATTCTTTCTTTCAATGTTTATATCATTGAATATTGTACCAAAGGATATAATAGCCTTTCGTATGTGTTGATTATAAAAATGCTTATCCTTAAACATACTAAGCTCCTATCTCACCAAATGGGTTTCGTTCACTGAAGTCTAATATACCTTCTAGCGTTAGTAAGTTATCAAAGTCCTGGTTGTCTATTGGTTCTGATACTGATGTTTGATAAGCTTCAGTAATTAAACTTCCACTATCTTCTTTAAGTAACAAGTAATTATCTTCTGTTTTAATTTGATACTCTAACATGTCTTGAGAGTATTTTGTTTCTATGCCATCTATAGCTGCAATACCTGTAGCCATATCTTCTGAGCTGTACTCGAATAGTTCAACTGTTAATCTAAATACATGTATAGCATTTGCTTGATAAAATGGATTTTGAAAATCTACATATTTAATTTCAAACAATGACTTTGTTTTGTCAAAGTAAATTAAATCTCCTTCGGACGGCCTAGCTGCTTGTGTAGGTACAATAGCTTGTCTTTGTACCATGTCTTCCCATCTTCTTTTTGCTAATATAAAAGTAGCTTGATCTCTAACTTCCATACCAAATCGTGTGAAGATATCGCCTTGTCCTTCAAAGCCTTGTACATTTTCCAAATACATTTCTAAAGGATATGCTTGTGTAAATCTTGACAAAGTATCTTCATCAAAGATTGTATCCTTTTTAATTATAGTTCTAGGTAAGTAAAAAACATCGTGTCCATATATTTTTAGACTCTCGATGATAAGGTCTTCTATTAGGCGACCTTCTCCTGTGTTGCCTATACCTGTGCCATTTTGAAAAAAGAAATTGGTTGGCATAATATTAACCTATCATAAACTGAGGTGGCAATTCATATCGTAGTTGCATTTCTGATTCTATTGCCTGTATCTCTTGTATTGCCTCGTTGTATATGGTTTCTCCGTTTAGAGTCACTCCACCTGGCATCTGTATACCTGCAAACTTTTTCAGATTATCGCCCCATTGTTTTTTAAATAATGCTGTTGTATATTTCTTAAGAAACATATCATCATAGACTTCTGAATATGTTGCTGGGTCTACAATAGCGTATGCCTCTGCAACAATAAAGTCTCCTATATTAAATGTTTTATCCCAATCAGTATCTATATAAAGTTTATCAGTCTTTCTATTAAAGCGAATCTGTCTATCACCTGTTAATAGTTTTTCTAATGTTGTTAAATGAGATTGGACTACTGTATAGTATATCATATCTGCTCCCATTAAATTATATAGATCATTCATTCTAAATTGATACATCATATCAAACAGCTGTCCATCTTTTGTATTGTTGGTAGCTGCCCCGCCGAAATTAAATACTCTTGTTATTCCTAATATGTTATTAGAAATGGGGAGATATCCATTTTCGATATCCCCCTTAATATAAAAGTCCGTTGAGCCAAGGGTTGCTGTAGCTCCTGATATACTACCAGTGATTGTTTCTGATGCAACGAAAGTTCCAGATTTCATTATCTCCACATATATGAACTGACCCGTTGAGTCCGAACTGTCTGCTTTGGCAATGGCACCGGAAGTTCCGCCCACCAAATTCTCTCCCCTAGTAAAATTACCAGCTAGGTTGGCAGTAAGCTTTATCTTAGAACCTACTACTTGATGTTTGACAAATGTTTTTTCTACACCATCGAAATGATACTCTTGAAAGAACTGCAAGGAGTCGTCCATACGATCCGAGAGTTGACTCTCATCAACATTTATCTCTATTACAGGATGCCCTAGTCTCCTAAGGCAATAGTCCTGTAAGTCTGTTCTGCTAGCTAAAGCCATCTTCTACCTACCTTAATTTAATTTAGTACCACTAACATTATATATAGCCGTTCCAGTGATAGTAGCTGTTGAGCCCTCTCCTGGTGTGTGAGAAATAGTAACACCATCTCCTCCACTTACTTGCGCCATATAATTACCAGTAGTATCTGTTCCTAATGCAACACTATTAGCTGCAATAGTTAATGCTGTAGCAACATCTCCTGAACCATCTACAGAACCTGTACCAGTAACATCACCTGTAAAGGATAATGTTCTAGCAGTTGTCCAAGCTGCTGCTGTTGTAGCAGTTGCTGCGTTTCCTGTAGTATTTTGGTCTCCCTCTGCGTTCACACCAGGCAAGTTAATGTCTGCTGAGCCGTTGAATGAAACACCACCAATATTTCTAGCTGTTGCTAGAATTGTAGATGTTGCTGCATTACCTGAGGTATCTTGGTTACCAGATGCGTTAACACCAGGTAAGTTAATGTTTGCTGTACCATCAAAAGATACTCCACCAATATTTCTAGCATTAGATAATGCTGTTGTTGTTGCTGAATTACCTGTTGTTGAACCTGCACTACCACTTATGTTACCAGTAACATTACCTGTAAGATTACCGAATACGGTAGTTACATTTAAGTCCTTATTAAGATTCCATCTATCATCAGATGAGGAATAAGTAAGGGTTGCTGATGAACCGTCTACTGTAAGTCCTGCTCCGTTAGCTGCTGCTGCGTCGGCTGCACCTTGGGCTACTGTGATGTTAAGATCTGCAACTGTTAAAGTTGTAGAGCTAACTGTAGATGTTGTACCTTGTACTGTAAGGTTTCCTGTTACTGTTAAGGCATCACTTACTTGTACAATACCTGTGCCGTTACCAGCTAATACTAAGTTAGTATCTGTAGATTTTGATGTAAGTGAGTCTGATACTAGACCTGAACCAAATGTAATTCCATTACCTGCTGAGTTAGTAATATTATTACCGTCCTCAATTTGTACTGTAGATTTAAGTGCAATAAGACCAGAGCCTGTAGCATCCAATTGGACGTCTCCAGAACCTGATGTTTGTACACTAACATTTTGGTTAGCATCCGCAGATACAACAATTGAACCTGAGGAATCTTCTAATACTTTTTGTCCATTAACATATAAAGAACCAGGACCTACATACAAATCACTCCATTGGAATGATGAGCTACCAAGTGAGAATGTATCATCTGCACTTGGGAAAAGTCCTGTTGAAGTCATGTTCATAACTTCTGTTCCTGCTGCGTCGAATCTAATCTTGTCTTCGTCTGCAGACTCTTCTACTTGTATTTTAGTATCGGCATCGGCATCTGTGATACCTTTTGCTATTACTGTATTAAAAGTAGGGTTACTAGTTGTTGCTATAACCTGAGGTATACTAAAAGTAGTACCTGTAAGTGTGACACCTGTTCCTGCTGAATAAGTAGTATCTGTGTCAGTTGCATTGATTGTTGTTCCAGATATTGCTAGGTTTGTACCTAAATCTAAAAACGCAGTTGCACCTGCGCTATCATCCCAAAATATAATCTGATCATCATTTGGGTCTGCTAAGCTTTCTAAGCCTAGGTGGGATAAGTTTACTGTAGCACTACCGCTAGTTGCGCCTCCTGAAAGTCCTGTGCCTGCTACGACCGCCGTTATATCTCCAGCTTCTATCTCTGAAAATCTGGCTAATCGTATACCGCCTGCTGTTGAACCGTCATGGACACGAACTGTATCTAGCGTAGTATCTACGGAAATCTCACCTACCGCACCAGTGAAAGCTTCATTTTGAGAGGTTGTTCCTCGTCTAAATTGTACTTGTGTTGGCATTGTTTTCTCCTAAAAAATTAATATGTTCCGCCGTCTATGCTAGATCCATCATCCATGGCACTAGCTGATATTGTTCCAGAAATGTTTCCTATTGGAACATTTCCACTAATGTTACCTGCCGAAGCGAGCATTAACTCGGT